GAAACTGTGTTATGAAGTTTACTAATGTTAGTGATGGCACTGGCGAATCTGCGGTAGCTAAGGTAGATGTTTCTGAATTAGCTGCTAATGCAGAGGGCATAGCTTGTTCAGAAGTACGAGTGCTCAGAGTGAGTCATGCTATCGTTGGTATGTCTGTTCAATTATTTCTTAATGCTACTTCTAATGTTTTACTTATGGAATTAGCAGAAAGTAGTAATGGACATATGGACTTCAAAGACTTTGGTGGTCTTCCTAATAATGCAGGAAGTGGCAAGAATGGAGACATTTTATTTACTACTAAAGGACACAGTTCAGGAGATACATATTCAATCGTCTTAGAGATGATTAAAGTGTACTCTGACTAAGGAGAAACTATGTATTATATTTCTGAAAATGGTGATTTTCCTGCACAATATTTTGTTTTAAAACAAGATGATGATGGAATACTTAGACCAGTATTTGGTCCAGATCCTGATTTAGAAGACGCAGAACGTAAACACGCAGAGTTATCTGGTTCAGGTAAAAGAGCTAGAAATGATAAAGGTCATTTTATAGCTGATGATGAATCTACTCCAGATGTAAACGAAGCTTATGTTTCAGGTAAAGCTCCTCTAAAAAAGAAATCTAGCAAACCTAAAAAGAAATCTGTTAAAAAATAATGTTAGATGAAACTCTATTGATGAAAGAAATACGTCAATGGAGTTCTGACGTATTAGAAAAACCAAATAAAAAATTTAATAATTTACCTGCTTGCCCTTTTGCAGAACACTCTTGGAATAAGAAAAGAGTAAAAGTTGTATCAGGAGAGGGAGGTCTTTGGAAAGATTTAATACAGTATATACAAGATTTTGACGATAGTTATGATGTCATAATATATTGTGGCAGTGACTACGAAGAAATAACTTGTGAAGAATTTAAAGATAGATTACAAATTTTATTAGATGTAGTAGTTAAAAAAAATTTATACATTATGGGATCACATCCTGATACTGTTATAGATTATTCTGCTGATCAAGAAAATTTTGAATCTGAATTAGACGAAGACTATTATCAAATTTATTTACAAAGATTAGATACATTAGTAAAAGCGTCTGATAGTATAATGAAGAAAGGATATTATAAAAATTATCCTGATAATGTTTTAAAAATGCTTACTGAAAGGAGGACAAAATGGCAGGCATGATGAAAGATAAAATGAAAAAGAAAAAAGCTCCAGGTATGAAAGGAGGTAAATCCGCTAAAGCTAAAGCTAAAAAGCATCCAACTAAGTCTCATGTTGTTGTCGCAAAAGATGGCGATAAAGTTAAGACAATTCGTTTTGGACAACAAGGTGTAAAAGGTGCAGGTAAAAATCCTAAAACAAAAAAGGATAAAGCACGTAGGAAATCCTACTATGCTAGACATAATGCACAAGATCCTAATCCGAGCAAATTAAGTGCTAGATACTGGTCACATAAAGTAAAATGGTAATTACAAGAGCCAATACTAGAATAATGACCAGTAAAGCACCTGCTAAGAGGAAAAAAAATGCCTTTAAGAAAAGGAAGATCAAGAGAAGTAATAAGCGATAATATATCAAAGCTTAGAAAAGAGGGTAAACCGCAAAAACAAGCGGTAGCTATAGCACTACAAAAAGCTGGTAAAAGTGAAAAGAAAAAGAAGAGATCCTAAAGTAGGAACAGGAAAAAAACCAAAAGGTAGTGATAGAAGACTATATACTGATGAAAATCCAAAAGATACAGTTAGTATTAAATATGCTACACCAGCAGACGCTAGAGCAACTGTAGCAAAAGTAAAAAGAATAAAAAAACCTTTTGCACGTAAAATACAAATACTTACTGTTTTAGAACAAAGAGCTAAAGTAGCAGGTAAAAATGAACAAGCAAGAATAGCTAAAAAAGGTAAAGAAGCTATTAGAAGAAAAGAAGGTAAATAATGGCAACAAGTGGTACAACAACATTTAATTTAGATTTATCTGATATTATGGAAGAAGCATATGAATTATGTGGTCTTACCATGAGATCAGGATATGACTACAGAACAGCAAGAAGAGCTTTAAATTTAATATTTTTAGAGTGGCAAAATAAAGGTCTAAATCTTTGGAAGATAGAACAAGCAACACAAACTCTTACAGCAGGTACTAGTAGCTATGCAGCAGAAACATCAGCACTAGAAATAGTAGACGCTTTTATAAGAACTGATAGCGGAGATACTGATAAACAGTTTGATCAACAACTTACAAGAATATCTAGAACAGAATACAATCATCAAGCAAAAAAACTTTTAAGATCAAAGCCTACACAATTTTTTGCAGATAAAGGTACTAGTGGTATAAATATAGTTTTATGGGCAACACCAGATGATTCGCAAACATATACTTTAGTTTACGATTATATAAAAAGAATAGAAGACGCTGGTTCAGTTGCTTCTAACAATGCAGATGTACCAGCTAGATATTTACCATGTTTAACATATGCTTTAGCTTATAACATAGCTTGTAAAGAGCCTGAAGCTTTAAATAAAGTTAATATGATCAGAGGTAGATATTTAGAACTATGGGATGAAGTTTCTGACGCAGATAGAGAAAGAGCTGCAGTAAAATTTGTTCCAGGTGGAACTGTTTATTAATTATGGCATATGCAAAAGCTTCTAAAGCACTAGGAATTTGTGATAGATGTGGTTTTACATTTAAATTAAAAGAACTTAAATATGAAGTAGAAGATGAAACAAGAAATGGTTTAAGAGTTTGTTCAGATTGTTTTGATCCTGATCATCCTCAGTTTCAAGTGGGAAGATTAAATACATCAGATCCAATGGCTTTATTTAACCCTAGACCAGATTCTGGAGAAAAAGATTCTACAGTTTATTTTGGTTTTGAGCCAGTTTCAAGCACAGGTATAATTTTACGTGGAGAAACAGGAGTAGTTAAGGTGGTAATAGAATGACCTATTCAGAATTAAAAAGTTTAATACAAAATTATTTAGAGAATACTGAAACAACTTTTGTTGCAGATTTACCTAAGATCATAGAACAAGCAGAGGTTAGAATACTTAAAAGTGTAAAGTTACCTGTATTTAGAAAAAATGTAGAGGGTTCTGTAACTTCTGGTAATAAATATTTAAATACTCCATCAGATTTTTTAGATAATTTTTCTTTATCTATAACCAATTCAAGTAGTCAAGAATTTTTATTATACAAAGATGTAAATTTTATAAGAGAAGCATATCCAAACGCTTCAACTACAGGAGTGCCAAAACACTATGCTTTATTTGATAATACTACTTTTATATTAGGTCCTACACCTAATGCTACTTTTACCGCAGAATTACATTATTTTTATAAACCAACTTCTATAACTGCAGGTGCAGATAGTGGTACAACATGGTTATCAACTAATGCTGAGAATGCTCTACTATACGGATCTTTGTTAGAGGGTTATACTTATATGAAAGGTGATCCTGATTTAATGCAAGTTTATGAAAAAAGATATGATCAAGCTTTAGCTAGATTAAAAACTTTAGGAGAGGGTGAAAATACAAGAGAACAGTACAGAGATGGAGTTTATAGAGTTAGAAGAACATAATGTTTAATGTAGATGTTAAATCTGGTGTAGGTGATATAGGAGTAAAAACAACTCATAATAAAGGTCTTAGTCCTGAATATTGGACAGAAAGAGTAGTAGAAAGATTAGTATCAATAAGCGATAATGCTGATCCTATGGTGAAAGCACAAGCTGAAGCTTTTAAAGAATCAATAACTAATTTAATTCTATTATATATGAAACAAGCTGTATCAAGTGATAGAGCTACTGTGGCAGGTTTATTAGAAAAACAAGGTCATAAAGATATGGCTGAAATTATAAGGAGATTATAATGGCGATAACGCAAGCAATGTGTACATCATTTAAAAAAGAACTTTTAGAGGGTGTGCATAATTTTAAAAACTCAGGTGGTAATGATTTTAAACTAGCACTTTATACAAGTTCAGCTAGCTTAGACGCTTCTACCACAGCATACACTACTTCTAATGAAGCTAGTGGTACAAACTATACAGCTAAAGGAGCTTCTCTAACTAGAGTTGATCCCTCTACTTCTAGCACTACAGCACTTACAGATTTTGCTGATTTAACTTTTAGTAATGCAAGTGTTACAGCTAGAGGCTGTTTAATATTTAATGACACTGCTTCAGGAGATCCTGCAGTTTGTGTTTTAGATTTTGGAGCAGATAAAACTTCTACTGCTGGAGATTTTACAATACAGTTTCCTACAGCAGACGCTTCAAATGCAATAATTAGAATAGCTTAACTATGGCAATAATTAATGGTTGGGGTAGAGGCACTTGGGGAGAAGGTGCTTGGAGTAATCCTTTACCAGTTGATGTTACTGGAGTTGCTGGTACATCAGCTTTAGGAAACGAATCAGTTTCTATAAGCACTGTTTCAGGTGTTAGTGCAGTAGTTGCTACATCTGGTTTAGGTGATGAATCAGTTACAGCAACAGCTAATGTAGCAGTTACAGGACTAGTTGGAACTTCAGCACTAGGTAATGAATCATTAATTACAAATAACAATTTATCAGTTACAGGTTTTGCTGGAACAACATCATTAGGGGATGAAACAGTAACTGCAGACGCTAATTCTTCTATAACAACATTAGACGCATTAGCTTTAAGTTTAGGTGGAGTAAATGTTTGGGGAGCAATAGA